ACACCTCCTGTTGGTGGTTCGGTATCATCGTCGATTCATACCACAACAACAAACTCAGGAACATTAACTTTAAGTGGGTATAGTGGTAGTATTGTTAAATGGCAGAGGTCAACAAATGACGGTGTTACGTGGACCGATATTGCGAATACAACCGCATCACAGTCTTATTCAAACATATCCGTAAAAACTCTATTCAGAGCACAATTACAGAGTGGGACATGTGGATTTGCATTTAGTTCTTCAGGTTCGGTTACGATAATAACAGAAACAATATCAGGAACAGTTACTATCCCTTCAGGTTTATCTGTAAGACCCGAATTAAAATTTTATTTGGTTGAAAATGGGGTCGAGACTTTACTGCAAACCGCAATAGTTGGTGCAACAGGTTCATTCACATTTAACCCAACCAAATATAATTCAACGTATAAGATTGTACCAACGTACACACCATCTTTGACATCAAATGACTTTAATGAAGTTTTTAATGAGTCACAAAATGAAAATACCCCAACCCAACTTCAACCCGGTTTAGTTCTTAATAATGGTCCTAAAATGAAAGCGGGGGACATAAATAAAGACGGTAAAATTAATATTTCAGACGCTTATCTATTGGGTGCAAACATTAGTGGAATGATACCATTTAACGAAGTGTATTGGTACACATCATCAGATTTCAACTCTCTAACTTTGTCGAATTTTAACAACGTACAACCAGTGACAAATTTCACAATTAATTTTACCAATACTTCAATAATTTTCAATATTAAGTACATAGTAAAAGGTGATGCTAATTTATCATCTTCGTCTTATTGAATCTCTAAAATCTTATTGTAGGTTTCCGTTATTTCACCACAAGTTTCGTAATCTTCATTTTGTTCAAAGAAAGGTAAAATATCCCTGACTAAAACAACTGATTCTTGTTTTTTAAACTTTAGCTCGGTTTCCCATTGTAGTCCATTAATCTTAGCGCCCAAAACTAAAATAACCACTTGTTTATCCCTTCTCTTCAAACTTTTAAAAAGATTGGCTAAGGTTCTATAAATGGATTCTTTGTTGATGTTATAAAAATCACTGAAGTTTTTATAATCTTGTTTTAGTATGAGCTTTTTAATTACCGTATCTTTTGGTTTGTTCGGTTCTTTTGTTGACATTGTCGATTTAATTTTTGGTTCATCACAAATATGACTATAAAAACCGACACAAACAAACTTTTAACCAAAAAGTTTAGAAAAACCTTTACACAGTATGTTCAATTTGAACTCTAATACAGTTCTGAGGTAGTCGATTAATGTGTCTGTAGTTGTTTATGTAACCCATCATATTACCGCTACCAATAGCGTTTGCGGAATGAACAACAACGTCAACCACGGGTTTACCATTCATCCATTGTTCAACCAACCATTTGGTACAATCCATTCCGGTTTTTTCCAAGATGTTGTCATAATCTAACTCATAGTGGTGATAAACATTACGATGCCATTCGGCCATTGCTGTTTCACCTAAATCGTGGTCCAATGATATTAGAGATATGTTCTCCAAACCAATTTCACTAACTTTATTTACAAACTCTTCGTAATTTCTAACAACAACCCATTGGTCTTTTTCGATGGGGGTTCTTACATCGTCTAAATAAATTCTCGTTTTCATTGTATAATTCTTCTTACTAATTCTCTTCATTTGTTTTAAATGGTTTCGAATATGATGGATAAATCAACTTCCAAATTTGTTGGGAGTAATCCTTATTATCTAACATATTAAACAATATTGAGGGGTGTTTATATCTCTTTGCGTACTCAGCGAAAACGGCTCGATTTTCTATGTTCGGGGCTCGATTTATGATTTTAAAAATCCATTGGTATTCACGTTCCAAGTGTTTGTATTGGAATAATAAATCCTCTTTTGTTTTACGGACCCAATCATAAAATTCATCTGGTACACCATCAAGTATTTCTTTCATGTCACCATTGGTACGAAGTACTTCCCAAATATCTCTATTTGATACGTTGGTTAAAATTCTATGTAAACGAACATACTCCTCAAATTTTATCTTCATCCTAAAATTAGATGGATAAAATCTAATGACAAATCCCTCCTCATTTGGTAAGTTTAGTTTTTTGTAAGTATCGAAAGTTTCTTTATTAAAAGTGACCATAGTACTATCGACAATATCTTCTTCCTTGATATTTGATGAGTGGAATATCAAATTTGATGTAGCCCAATTCAATTCTCCTTCAGGGGTGGTTATAGACAAAAATGTGATTTTATCCTCACCGTAATTTACTACGATTCTATTCTCAGGATAAATTATTTCACATAGATAAGTAAATTCTTTAGAAAACCCCCCCAAATCGTATTTTGATTTTAGAATCTCTAATCCTCGAATTGATTGTTCAGATGTGAATGAACCCCTTGTCGACATAATCCATTCACCATCATAGAAAAATAGTATACCGAGAGAACCATCCATTTTTGTTTGCACATGAGCATACTCACTGTCCCATGGAATCATATCCTTATCAATAACCTCTTCATAATTGAAAAACTTACCGAATGGTCTTGATATAACTTCTCCCGAATGAGTTGTAATAAGTCCACGACATTGCATAGTAATATCATCCCATAAAGATTCATATTGTACTCTTGGTGTGTAATTCCAAATGTACAAATCTTTAGTTGGGTGGGTTTGTTTTACTAACAACCCATCTTCATGATATTTTTCGAGTCTATCTATCACAACTTGACCTCAAATCGATTTTTCATTATTTCTAATTTGTCCTCAGGAACACCATGAACGTTAGACCCACCATGTCTATTTTCAACAATAACAGTGTGGACTCTATAACCATATCTACGAGCCATTTCAAAATATGGTTCCATTTCCCATTCTTGTGTAAATGTATTTGAAACTACAACCCTAACAACTGAATTCATCATCAGATTTGCACATCTTTGTTGGCAGTCGTTGTGTGCCTCCCTAATTTTTGTTGAGTCAAAATTATAGTTACCCTTTTTATCCATAAAGTAATCATCCGCAGATAAAGGTTTCAACGGGTTGCTTGGGATGTATAGGATTACCTCACCCAAAGTTGATTTACCCGAGCCAGGGATGCCACGAACAAGTATCAAATCTTTTGTATATTCCATTTTAAGATTATTTTATCACAAATATATACAATTATTTTTAGAATACCAAAAATAAAAAACCCCCAACGGTGAGTCGGGGGTTTGTGGTCATTTTGTGGTTTCAACACCACAGACTATAAAACGAGAGGAAATCGGCAAAGATGTCCTGTGTGAATATAAATATATATGTTTTTTCAAAAAGTATGAATATTTAGACCTTTTTTTTAAAAATTTTTATTTCACCATCTTTAAATTTTAAAGTTATGGTTTCATTTTCTTTGATGTCACCCTTTAAAATTGAATCACTCAAAAAGTCCTCACAGAGATTTTGAATGATTCTTTTAATTGGTCTTGCTCCGTAATCTTCTTGAGTGTTGAGTTCTGAAATCCTTTCAATGATTGTTTTATCAAATGAAATCTTGAAATTCTTATCCTTCAATCTCACAACTAATTTATTCAATTCAATTCCAATGATTTTTTTGATAACGTCTTTGTCCAATGAATTGAAACTGATAATATCGTCAACCCTATTTAAAAACTCAGGATTAAAATGTTGCTTCAAAGATTTTTGTACAATGGATTTTTTAACTTCAAAATTTTGACTGTTAGACGATGAGGAATCAAATCCAACACCTTTACCAAACTCGGACACTTTTTTTGCACCGATGTTTGATGTCATAATCACAATTGTATTTGTAAAGTTAACCTTTCTACCAAATGAATCGGTTAAGTGACCCTCATCCAAGATTTGAAGTAAAATGTTAAACACATCTTTGTGTGCCTTCTCAACCTCATCAAACAAAACAACTGAGAATGGATTGTTCTTTATTTTTTCGGTTAATTGTCCACCCTCGTCATAACCAACATATCCCGGAGGAGAACCGATTAATTTTGCAACATTGTGTTTTTCCATGTACTCACTCATATCCACACGCACAACTTTGTCGGGGTCCCCAAATAAAATTTCAGCAATTGATTTCGCTAAATATGTTTTACCAACACCTGTTGACCCTAAGAAGATAAATGAACCTATAGGTTTATTTGTGTCTTTGATTCCAACTCTATTTCTTCTAATCGCTTTTGAAATGATTGAAATGGCGTCATCCTGCCCAATTACCTTTGATTTTAATTTCTCTTCTAAACTTAGTAAGTTTGATGTTTCTCTTTCATCAATCTTAGAAAGTGGGACACCTGTCATTTGTGAGATAATATCATAAACATCATCTACTGTTACTGGTGTCTTGTTATCCTTTTGTTTTTCCAACCATTTTTTCTTCTCTTCATCCAACCTACTCAATATCTTTCTTTCCTCATCTCTCAATTTTGCCGCCTGTTCGTAGTTTTGACTTTTAACAACTTGTATTTTTCTTTCCTTTAATTCATCGGAATCTTTTTTAAGTTTTTCTAAAACTTCAGGAATTTTAGTGTTAATTTTTTTATCTGAACCAAGTTCGTCCATTACGTCAATCGCCTTATCAGGGAATTGTCTATCCGTAATAAATCTTGATGAGAGGTTAACGATTGTTTCAAATACATTTGGTTCATAAAATACCTTGTGGAAACTTTGGTACGAGTCTTTCAAATTATTTAAAATTTGTACCGTTTCTTCTTTAGTTGGTTCTTTTAAAATTATTTTTTGAAACCTTCTAACTAACGCACCATCTTTTTCAATGTGTTTTTTAAATTCATCAAAAGTGGTTGCCCCAATACATTGAATTTCACCTCTTGCTAACGCGGGTTTCATGATATTCGCAGCATCCATTGAACCACTAGCATTACCCGCACCAACCATTGTGTGTATTTCATCGATAAAGACAATAACATTAGGTTCGTCTTGTAACTCATTCAATATCGCTTTGATTCTTTCTTCAAATTGACCTCTATACTTGGTACCCGCGACTAATGATGTTAAATCGAGTGATACGATTCTTTTATCTAAAAGATTCGACGGACAATCACCTTTAATGATTAGTTGTGCCAACTTTTCAACTAAAGCGGATTTACCCACACCAGCATCACCAACTATTACAACATTGTTTTTCTTTTTACGAGATAAAATCTGAGCAATTCTCTTAACCTCACTATCTCTACCAATGACGGGGTCAATTTTACCTTCTTCAACCATTTTGTTTAAATCCCTTGAAAAATTATCAAGGATAGGGGTGGTAGAACCCTTTCTTGTCTTTTTAGGGTTGGAAACATTTCCTTCTTCGAAAAAATCTACTGACATCTGAATTATTTTTCTTTAAGTATACAAAATATATCCCGTAAAAACAAACTGATGACATTTTTTCAGTTGTATAAAAGTAAAAATGACATATTGTCTAAAACGTCTCAACAGAATATGTTCTTTACAAACATACTCAAAAAATAGAAGATGTGTTGCTCGGGGTTTTTTATTTGATATTTATTATGTATAATAATATCTAAAAAAATTATGGCGATTATTTTAGAAAAAACGGAAGGTAACTTAATTGAGGTGGTAGTAACATCTTCAAATATCGGTAGAGCGGTTTTCAATACCGAAGACAACAATCTTATGATTGAATTTAACAACGGCTCTATTTATGAATATGAAAAAGTGCCGTTAGAGGTGTTTACAGATTTTAAGAAAGCGGAATCACAGGGTAAACATTTTAACGCAAACATTTCAAGAAGTTTTAAATACAAAAAGATAAAATGAAAAATTATAGAGAATTTATTGAAGATATTGAAAAAGATAAAGAAATAATGAAATCCTTTATACCTAAGGATTCACTATCATTGGAAATTTTTAATAAGACAAAAAATTCTTATGTTATAAAAGAAGAAATAAGAGAGAAACTTTTAGAAATCACCAACGCATTTCTTGATTTTATCGGTATTGATTTTTTTATTTATGATATCCATTTTACAGGTTCATTAGCGAACTATAATTGGTCTAATTATTCTGATTTAGATATCCACATATTAGTTGATATAGATGAGTTTGATTCTGCAAAATCAAATTCTATTGTTTTTCACGAAATAATAAAAGAGTTTTTTGAACTTAAGAAAAAAGCATGGGCGGCATCAAATGATATCACTGTAAAAGGTTTTGAAGTGGAGTTTTATGTTCAAGACATCGATTCTTCTGGTGTATCAACGGGTGTTTATTCTATTTTAAATAATGATTGGGTTGTTGAACCTAAACAAATAGAATCTGCATTTGACTTAGACGATAAGAAAATCCTTGAGAAGAGTGAAGAATATGGTAAACTAATCGACAGTTTGGAAAAAAGTGCTGAAGAAGGTAATGACGTTATAAAACAAGTAGATGAACTAAAAAGTAAGTTAAAGAAGTTCAGACAAACTGGATTAGAAGTGGGTGGTGAATATTCGTATGAAAATTTAACTTTCAAGTTATTACGAAGAAATGGTTACATCGAAAAGTTATTTGATATAAAAACAAAGGTCAGAAATAAAAAATTGTCCCTACCACAGTAAATAGAATAATTTTTTTTACTATATGCATGTATTTATAGGATACAAGAATAATATAATTATCAACATTTAAACAAATGGCAGATTTAAAACCACTAGGAAGCGAAAAACTTAACGGAGACGACAAATTGAAGCGTATCCTTGAGTTAACCTATTACGGTAGTGATAAAAAATCAACTACATCAAATCAAACATTAACATCAAAAACCGAATATCTATCAGAATCAGTGAATGGGTCTAAATTTGGTATTGTTAAGGAGAAAGATGGATATTACGTAAAAAAAGGGTTAAATGAAAGTTCATTAGACTACATTGGTGGTCTTTTCATGAAAAATAAAAATAGATTTAATTCATACGCTGAGGCATTAAAAAGATTACAACTATTATCTGGTGGTGAACTTAATGAAGCGACAAAATATGTTTTAAAACAAAATTCAGGACAAGCAAATGAAGCCCCTGTACCCGCGCCTGACATGGGTGGTGATGTTCCTCCTGCACCTGAAATGGGTGGGGATGTTCCGCCAGCACCCGTACCTGACATGGGTGGTGATGTTCCTCCTGCACCTGAAATGGGTGGGGATGTTCCGCCATCAGATGAAACAGATATGGGTGACGAAGGAGATATGGGCGGTGCTAAACCATCTGATTATATGTCCGAAATTCAAAAATATTCAGGTAAACTTGGTCAAGAATTAAGAGACCAAAAAGAAAAAATGGAAAGTGATGATATCAAATACGTTTTGAATATGATTATTTCCGCTGTTGACTTGGATAAACTTGATGACGAGGATATTGAAGAAATTGGTAAAAAATTCGATAGAGAAATCGAAGATGATGCAGATATGTCTGATGATATGCCAGATGTACCTGCCGATGATGATACTACACCCGCAGAACCAACAGGAGATGAGGGAGATTTAGGTGAAATGGATGTAATGGATAAATTGGAAACATTTATCAATACACCAATGTCAACCGAAGAAGAAATCGATTTATCAAAATACGCTGATTTAGGTAATGATGATGTTAAAGAGATTGATTTAGACGAAATAAAGAAAGAAATCAACAAAAGTATATCTGAAACACTGGGTAAATACTTTAAGTAAATGAGACTGATATATGTCAACGAAATCGGAACCGATTATAAGGGTCAAAAACAGTATGAATTCATTTTTAGTGAATCTACTGAGATAGACATGGACGAATGGTTTGACGTACCAGCATCTTCTACATCTACACCAAAATCACCAAACATAGAATATATTGACCAAGTAGGTCTCTTAAAAGACACCGACATAGTTTTTGAATTGATACAAAATTCTGACTATTTCGGTGTTATTGATGCTGTGGACGGAATAATCGCTATGGCTTGGGAAAAATCAAATTTTGATTTAGAAGAAGATAGATTGTTTTTCCGTTTTGGTGAATCATATGAAAATGTTTCAAAAAAATTAAAAGAGAGGAATTTTACTCTTGAGAAAAAATCAATAAAATTCAAAGAATCATGAATAGAAAATTAATCATCGAAAAATTAGTTATGGAAGGGTTTTCAGATAAGACTCTTTCTCGTTTAAGTGATAACGAACTCATAACACTTTCAAATACCGTTTTAAAAGAGGCGGGTTCTGTTATGATGAAAAAAACAACACCTCCTGCTGAAGTTAAAAAATATACAGATGCTGGATTCAATGTCCAATTAACAGAAAAAAATAAAACAAAAGTTTGTTCCGTTTGTGGAATGAAAGATTGTAAGTGTAAAGATAAAAAACACAAAGAAAACAAATCTCAAGAAATTGAAGAATGGGTTTTAGATTTAGCGGAATCAAAGTATTCTCACTTTACATCAAAAAAAGACATCATGGGTGTTATAAATGAAAAAGTTGGGGAAACGTTCCAACCAATGCCAAAAAGTAAAGCACGTAAAGGTCACAATGGTGTTCCTGAGTTTATGTCATATGATGCAATCGTGGCGTCACAACCAGCACCCGCTGAAACTAAACCTGATGTAGATACCCCAACCAAACCAAAGACACCTGAAAAACCAACTATAGACCCGTATGAGCCAGGTCCGGGTACTGACCCAAAACCAAAGGCATTAGCAGAAAAGAAAAAAATATCAAAATGAGATTTACAAAAAAAGATTTAATATCTTTAATGGAAGATATTAATGAAATGCCAATGGATTTTGATACAGAGGATAGACCTTTCCAAGGGTTACAAGATAAATTAGCTCAAGGTGACACACCTTTAAAAAAGGTACCACTACCACAAACAGGGGATGAACCTAATAAGAATTTCCAAGAATTATTGGCTTCAGAAAGATATAGACAAGTTGTTGCTAAAGTAAGAGAATACACAGGTGTTCAAACTCCTATGTCAGGTGAACGTGGTGTAATGCCACTTGCACAAATGATGATGGGAGCTCACAATGAAATTATTCAAACAGAAGCGGCACATAAAGAAGCACTTGAACAATTGGCAATAGAATTGGTAAAAAGAGAAATGTCTATACCTGAAGGTAGATTACAATTCGATGCTAAAATTGTTGGTGTTGGTCAAATAGATACTTCGAATTTCAACAGAGAAATGCAAGAAGAACCTAACATGGAACCTGTTGACATTGAACAAGATTTATCTGATGATTTAAGTGTTTTAAATTTAGAAAAGGCAAAAAGAAGATTAATCAATAGTATGATACAAGGAGCATCTAAAAAAGGTCACTACATGTATCATTTTGTTGCAGATAAAATTAGAGAAATCACCGGTTCAGAAACTCTACTTAATCAATATGGAATATTAATGTCAGTAAATGACACATTATATTGGCAATTAAGTGATGACACCATGAAAATGATGATGGGTGGAGCTGGTGGCGGCGGAAGTGTAGGTGGTAAACAAGAAGTTAGAAGAAATACCACGCCACCAACCATTGTTGCTCGAGGTATTAACTTCCCAATATTAGTTCACGAATTAATTAAAGGAGTTTTAGAATTATTCGCCATTCAAGGTAGACCTAAGGATGAACAAGGTAATGAAGACCCAAGATGGTCTGAAGTTGAACAATCTGAAGATACTTTAGAAAAAGAAATATGGGATTTGAGATTAGGTCCAGCAATTTGGGAGAGAATGAGAAGACAATTCCCTGAAGAAATTTTAGTTGATGAAACTAAATTTGAATTACAAAACTACCTTTTAGTTAGTATTTTCAAATTACCAGCTAAAGAATTTTTGGTTTTCACCAAAGAAGTATTATCGGGTTCCGAAAACGGAAAAAGATTTATGGGAGAATTGTTACAAGGAATTGACCAAATGTTAAAAAATCAAGATTACCAAGACGCGATGTCAAGATTTAATGAAGATTTAGAACAAGTAAGTGACAATATAAGTGATGATGATTTAAGAGGTTTCTTAGGAGATATAGGTATTAGATTCTCAGATGATGATGAAGACCCTGAGGGTCCAACATCTTAAAATAATACTAAAGGGTGGTTTTAACCACCCTTTTTCATATTTATATATATGAGTAATCAAAAAATTGAACAATTAAAAGAGTATGCTCGTATAATGAAGGATACGACCTATGCGTTGAAAACGTATCTTCAAACATATGATAATACTCAGAAAAAATATGTACCGTTAGAGTTATTTCCTGACCAAATTCAGTTACTCAAAGATTACGAACAATACAACGAAAATATAACCAGAAAGTATAGACAGGCGGGTGTAACTACAGTAACCGCTGCTTGGATTTCTAAAAAGTTACAATTAGCAAAACCTGAAAACCCTGAAAGGGTTCTTGTTATCGCCAACAAAAAGGATACTGCGGTTGAAATGGCTAATAAAGTTAGACATTTCTTAGACCAATGGCCTGATTGGTTAAATGTTGGGTTCTCACCCGATAAGAATTCTGAAAGTAGATTTAGATTAAACAATGGATGTGAGGTCAAAGCGGTGGCAACATCCGCGGACGCGTTACGTGGATATACCCCAACCATACTTGTATTTGACGAAGCCGCATATATTGAAGCTGGTGAAGATTTTTGGGCGGCATCAATGGCGTCATTATCAACGGGCGGTAAAATTATTCTAATTTCTACCCCTAATGGATTTGACCCGATTTATTACGGTGTATATGACCAAGCAATCAGAGGTGTTAATGATTTTCACATTACGGATTTAAGATGGTTTAAAGACCCACGATACACAAAAGATTTAAGATGGGTTAAGTGTTCGGATATTGTTCACTATATGTTAAACAGAGAACAATACGACGATAACGAAGTTGTAATGTACGATTTTGACATCACCAATTATAAACAATATGAAGAGGATGGGTATAAACCACTTTCTTCATGGTTTGAATCCATGTCTAAAAAATTCAAATTTGATAGACGTAAAATTGCACAGGAATTAGAGTGTGATTTTTTAGGTTCGGGTGATGGTGTAATTCCTAGTGAGGTTCAAGATAACATTGTTAAAAACATGATAAGGGACCCAAAAGAAAAATATATACAGGGTACCTTTTGGCAATGGAAAGAACCAATACAAGGTCACAAGTATATTATGGGTGTAGACGTATCCCGTGGAGATAGTGAAGACTTTTCATCAATTAA